TCAACTGCCCTGGCATTAGGTTAGAGCATAGGACAGAGTAAGGCGCTATCTCGTAAGGCTCATCTTCTAGCAACTCTTCTCCAACAGTAATAACACGCAAGCGCTCTGCGATGCCATCACCGTCTTTATCAACTTTGATATAGCGGGTCTCTAGGCAAACAAGCTCGCCAGTCCAGTCTAAAGAATTTCCCTCTTTGCCTCCGCCTTGATTGCTTAGTCGGTTTTGTGAGTTGGCATCAGAACCACTAACAGTCGGAAGATCACGAACCATATCCTTGGAATAACCCATAGACACTAAATCAGACTTGGTTAGTACTTCGTTATGTCCAATTATCTCTGCATCATCTTCACTTGTTGCGCCTGAGCTAATAACAAAGTCTTCGGGATTGATATACCGGTTAAAGTATCGGCCAACCGTTTTCTTAATCGTCGCCTTGATGTCTTTGTACTTGTCTTTATATGGGCGCTTAACCTCTTCAATATCAACCTCAGCACCGTCCTGCTCTAATAGCTGCAATTCAATCACAACCTCGGCAAGCTCATCTTCTGTTAAGCCTTCATACTCAACAACGCGAACAGTGTCTTCTTCTTCGTAGCCATAATTAACAGCGCTGTACTTGTATATTTCAGCGCCCTTAAGCCAATCAAAAATGGTTTTGTACGATTCTGGTTGATTGCGTATAAGGTGATTAATATACTTGGTCTTTTCGTCAGCAGTCTGACGCTCTAGCTCAGTATCAATTATCGGGCTGAATTTCATTATGTCATTAGCGCCAAGAAATACTCGAACGAGCGACGGCATATCGGCTTCTACTAAATCGAATACATCAGTACTGATAACCTGAGATTCGCCGTCTACTTCATTACCTAACGGATTACCGCAGTAGTAATCATAAGCCCGTCGATTGGCCTTATTAAGCTCATCCGAGGCATGAATGCTATTAGCCTCCGCCGCGTTGCGATAGCTCAATAGTTCATCGTTTGTCATTTTTGCCATTTACACTATGCTCCGTGGTGAGTAGTTCAACTCTTCCCATTGTTTATTTTCTGCTACAGGTTCCGAAAAGGTTAGTCCCGCCGCATCGCCGAAGTCTGGGCTAAATCCAAACTCAGCCTTAATCTTGTCTTTAGGCAATAATACACGCCTATCGTTTGAGTCTCTAGTATAAGGGCTTGCACAAATATCCGCCTGAAGCTCATCACTGTCTGGAATATCAACAGGCATTGACTCATCTGTTAGCCACTCTGCAAATAAGCCCCATATCTCATTACGCTTATTCTTATACTTAATTGGGTCTAGCGGCGTACTTCCAAAGTGAATAGATTTAACCCTATCCTCATAGCCTAACTCATGAAGACGATCGACAATATCAGCACCAGAACCAAAGTCGATAAACATTCTATCAGGTTTCTTGCCCGACACCGAATCTACAGTATCAAGTATAGCCTTACAGATTGCCACATTCTTCCCTAGCTTGTCGCATTCCGTACCTTGGTATGCTTTCATACCCCACATCTTGCGGCCTTGCCTGTGCATGATAGCGAATCTATCACCGCCGCGAGACGGGTCAACACCAACTACATGAGGGCCATTACCGTTAAACTCTGCCATCCTTGCCTTCATGCAGTGATCAGCATTAATCAGCGTATCCATGCCGCTAGTAATCTGGAAGGCCTCAGCTGCATTCATTGGGTATTCTTGCTTGAATGCTTTCTTTCCATCTACGCCATCAGCACTTAACTCTGATATTTTACGTCTGCGCCAGAATAGCTGTTCAATAGTTAACTTATAAGATGCGACCAATTCTTCTTCATAATCAGTTAGCTTAAAATCAGATGGGCATTTCTTCTTGTACTCAGACTGCCAAAACCAAGGAACAAAAATAGCTTGGAATTCTGATTCGCCCTTTTCTGCCATCTTCCATTGCTGATGAAAGTAGTTATTCAATCCGTTAGCAGTTGACTCTAGAATTATCTCTGTATTGTCGGCATCAGGTACAGCCTGCAAAACACCCTTAGTTAATTCGCCTGCATTTTGCCAGAAGGCAACCTCTGAACCATGAAAGAATTGGATAGTCTGGCCGCGACCAATAGATTTATTACCGGCAGTACCAATCTTATAACCTGAGTCTAACTGATCAAATTTCAGTTCTTTTGCATTGGATTTTTCAATAGATGGTTTAACGAAATCAGGTAGCAAGTCATAGTAGCGCTTAGTCATTTCAAACAGCGCATTAGTTGACTCTCCGTCATGTGTCAGAATAAAAGCCCTTACACCTTTGTTATGAGTCGTCTTGTGAACATAGCGGCCTTGAATCAGTGTAGATGCGCCCTGCTGTCGACCTTTAAGAATAATAGCCCTAGCCTTGCCAGTTTCTTTTATCTGCTGCTCTAGTCGCTTATGAATATAAAGCTGGGCTTCATTTAAACGAAAAGGGACAATGCCCGCGTCCTTAGTTCTAATGTGTAAACAATTACGAGAATAGAACTCGAAATCGTCTTTTAATCTTTGACGCTTGGCTAGTGATTCTTGATTCATTCCAAGTTATCCAACCATTGCTCGTGAGTTACCGTTACATCAACTTCTTTCCTTTCTAAGAATGCCTGAACATCAATATGTTTGCCTATAATTTCTAAAGCCTTATTAGCACCAGAATGTTCAAACTTGTATTCGCCTGTAGGCCCTCCCTCGCGGTCTACAACAGCCTCTTCTTGCATACACCTATCATAGACCTTCTTAGCACTATTAAGCACCCATGCGGCCGTTATAGCAGTGCTCTCGCTTCGCTTGACTTTCATTTCTGCTATATAATCAGCTATATTAGGTTTGGTTAAGTTTTCACACCCTATTTCCTTAGCGGTCTTTTCACTATACCCTGCGCGAATAGCTGCTTGAGTAGCGTTAAGATCAATCAGGTACTCTTCACAAAAAGCCTTTTGTTTAGCTGTTAAATTACTCACTATCAACTCCCTATAGACTGCATAATTGCTTGGTCGTTTTTAACATTCTTCCTTCCTTCCCTTATGCCAATCACCTTCTAAACAATGCCTAAGTTCATGCCCTAAACATCGATGAGTGTAGTACTCAGGTTTCATACGAATCATGCAATAGCCATCTATCCAGCTTGCAGACGCTACAGCACCCTTGTCGCTTGGCATTGGATTATCATCAAACCTGAATACCAATCTAAACTCAGTCATGATTAGCAGCGGCTTTGAGTCGAACAAAGAACAACCCAAAACCGCTAAACTAAAGACTATCAGTATCAGCAGGCGCATTAGCTTCTAAGCACTCTCTGACTTCATCCATCGATAGACTCAGTAGATTGTGCTCACACGTTGTTATGTAGCGTATTAGCCACCCCGTCACGCCTTTATACGTCACAGGCATTCCAACATGATGTGGCCTTAGTTCACACTCTTCTGATACGATTGAGTGTGTTTTAGGCGCTTCAATCTCTTCTGGATTATCAAGCATTTTTTAGCACCTCTTTGACTGATACATTGTCTATCGCATTCAAGTCCGAGCCTGTCGATACCAATCTAACATAGTTATTAACAGCGCTATCCTCTACTATATATTTACCCACAGCGCTAACTAGGTAGCTGGGATTTACTGTTAGGCTAGAGAGCCCAATAGATGCACCATTATAATCCACGACATCAAAACTAAATTGATACAAGCTACCAGCAGATAAATTTATTTGATCGGCATAAGTTGTGCCAGTTCCAAACACCAGCATCCCATCTGCTATGGAAGTTCCACTAAGTGTCCAGTCGCTATCCGTATCAAACCCACCATTCACAACCAACTCCTGCCCAAACCAATCCCCATTAGCCTGCCTATCAAACAATCCCCAGTCGTCAGCGTTGCCGTTGATGATTGTGCCGTAGCCGTCCGATTTTCGAATTGAGACAATATTTATCCTGCAAGGTTCCCCGTTTGACTGTATTTGAAGTATTCCTCCACTGTAAGTAAGTGCCCTATTTGATTCAGTAACGCCTGTAAAATTAACTTGATCCAACCTATCTCTAAACGTCCCATAGGCTGCTTTTATGCTTGATAGGTAAGTCTCAGAGGAGGTTAATGAAGTGTTAATTGTTAGCAAGTCTGTTCCAGTCCCTGAGTAAACTAGATCCTCACCATCTATATACCAACCAACGCCAAGAGTAACATCACCAACATCAACCAACTCCGCCCCCAACACAGTAGCCCGATTACGCAAGATGTCTGAATTATCATTAATCGGATAGTTACGAACCAGTGTGCCGTTGTCCCAGATTTTTAGGTTTGCTAGGATGCCTGAAAGGAATCCTGTGTTATTTGATCTTCGATATATGTTAGATATAACAAAATAATCTAATGTGGAAAACACGCCAGAAGATGATAATGAGTCGTCGATAACAACTGATATGCTTGTTCCAGCCATGGATATTTTAACATGATGCAACTTGCCGTCATTGTAACCGCCAGCTATTTCAATCGCGCCTTGGTATACAGCAGATGAATTGTACGCAAAAACTCTAACAGTACCCGATAAAACCTCCACTACAAGCTCGGCATTCCCAACATCTGTGCCGCTAAAAAACTTACCATCTCCCAGTGTCAGAAAATCAAACTCAATAACAAAATCCCCACTAAGCGTAACTTCTGGAATAGTCGCGTAGTCTGTCGAGCCTTCGTTTCTGCGGAAATAGCGATTAAAATAGCTTTGCTGGTTATTTAAAACCTCGAAAATAGCCATAAGCTAAACCCATACATAAATATCAGTTGCAGTCGTACCGGTTGCCATTACTTTAGTCGCAGCGCCTACGGGTACAATTGACATTTTTGAAAGTATTTCCGCTGACAATAAAGTTGATTCGCCTGCTGCATTTTCAACCGTCACCGTACCACTTACACCCACTTGAATATGGGTAAATGCTGGTAGGTATTCAGTAGAATCAGATGGGGTTATTTTTCGGATGTAGCCTAGTTGAGACATTGTTTTAGCCTTTCGTGTGTTTTGTTGATGATAGCACAATTTTCAACCAAGACTATTGCGCCTGTTTTTAATTGTCGAAGCTCTCTAACTTCTTTAATTCTAACTCAAACTTTTTCTTGTCTCTTAGATGACGCTGGAATGCCACGTAAACATGAACCAATCCGAACGCAACCATAATAACCAAATACCAATTATCGCTTAGAAACGTCCCTAGAACTGTCATCAGGTACAGCAGGACGTTTGTTTCGTTGTGCCCTGTGTTTACTGAATTCATTTAGCACGTCCGCTGTTTTTATTATTGCTATGTATGTGCAGAACCCGATAAAAAAGATTCCAAGTATCGTTAAGCATGTCATTCATAACGCCCCTTGAGATCGTGACTGGGAAAC